TGGCAATGAGCAGATTAAGGTTGACTTTGAGCACTTCCAGATTGTATCCGACCACACCGGAGTGGAGTACTACAAAGGCGATTACACGGTCACACCGAAAGTAGAAAAACAAGAGCTTGCGACACGTCAAAAGTTTCTGACAGAAAATGTAAAAATCAAAGAAATTCCATTCTTCGAGGTTTCAAATCTTGAAGGTGGACAGACTGTATTTATTGGAAAGGAATTGTAATATGAGTATCAATAAAGTAGTGTATGGCGGGAAGACATTGATTGACTTAACAGGCGATACTGTGACTGCGGATAAGCTGTTGAGCGGTATCACGGCACATGGAAAAGACGGAGAACTGGTCACAGGAGCGTGCACGTTTGACGTAGATTCTAACGATGCCACTGCCGCAGTTGCGGAGATTTTAAAGGGCAAAACGGTCTACGCAAGAGGCGCAAAGCTTGTCGGCACGATGCCAAATAATGGAGCTGTGACAGGCTCTATCAAGACCTTGACAGACAGCTATGTGATTGCACAGGGCTACCATGATGGTTCCGGCAAGGTCGGAATCGATTCAACAGAAAAGGAGAAACTGACCGCTAATAATATCCGAGAGGGTGTGACCATCCTCGGAGTAAAAGGTACGATGACCGGCAGTGAGGGAGTAAAAGCACAGGCTAAGACGGTCACCACGTCAAGTGCACAGCAGACCATTCTGCCGGATGCTGGATATACGCATCTGTCACAGGTTACAGTGGAAAAGATTCCGTATGTAGAATCCGAAAATTCTGCCGGTGGAACTACAGTAACGATTGGTTAGGGGTGATTGAGTATGGCTGTAAATAAAGTGGAATATGCCGGTAAGGTATTACTTGATTTGACGGAGGATACGGTATCACCAGACAAGTTGATAAGTGGTGCAACTTGTCACGACAAAACTGGTGCGTTGATAACTGGTAGTATTCCGGTTAATAGTAGGCTAACCGGTGTAGTAAAAGAAGAAGATGTTAAATATAGTAAAGAACAAACTAATTTCGGTGCATTGCAATATATAAATATTAACCCGAGGATATATCCTTCCGATAAACAAGAACAGATTATACTAAGGGGCGACCAGCAACGATGTAACATGAATATTCCCGCCCTTTTTTTCGGAGATGCAAGTCCATCAGACGTTAAAAAAGGTGTAACTTTTACTAGTTTAAATGGACTCAAAGTTACTGGAACTGCTGACATGTCTGGTGGTATATCCAATAACAACTGCGAAGCGTATCTTGTAGATGTTACAAACCCAACAGTGACTTTCAAGACAGCATCTGGTGTAATCAAAGCATACGGCTATGCATATGAGACCACAAAATCACAATGGGGTGGTTCGTCTACAACTGTTTACACTTTTAATGGCACAAATTATTATAAACCAGCATATTATGGTTCGCCAACATCAACAAACATTACACTTGGTGTTTCAGGAGGAAAGCTGACAGGACTACCGTCAGGATTAAGTGGTGGAACATTATTAGTTGTAAGGGGAATTTAGAAAGGAAGATTACAATGATGAATCAAATTATCACATTAATTTCAGGCAACTCATTTATCCGCATTTTACTGATTACAGTAACTTTGGACACGCTTCTTGGTGTCCTGAGAGCAATCAAAGAGCATAAATTCAACTCATGCGTAGGTATTGACGGAGCAATCCGTAAGGCAGCTATGCTTTTCTCGGTGTGTCTGCTCATGGCTACGGACGTGATCATGCACATCAACATCTTATTCATGGTGCCGGAAACATACATTAAAATACTCGGAATCGAAAAGTTAGGTATCTGCGAATTTTTCTGTCTGCTTTTCATCCTATACGAGGCAGTCAGTATCCTCAAAAATATGACCTTATGTGGCTTACCGGTTCCGGCAAGCGCAAAGAAATGGATTCAGAAATTCCTTGAAGATATGACAGAAGAACTACAGGAAGATGCTGTTAAAAACATTGAGATCAAAACAGAACCGAGAACTGAGGGTGAGTAAAACCGTCCTCTTGAAAGGAGAGATACTATGGCACATTTATTTATTATCGCTGGTCATGGCGCCGGTGATTGCGGAGCAGTAGGATATGGATATACGGAGGCAGAGCGTGTACGTGCGCTCGCTTCCAGATTACAAGCATTAGGCGGTGGAAATGTCACGGTCGCTGACATGAACCGGAACTGGTACGCAGACAATGGAATCATGAGCCTTAATATTCCGAAAGATTGGCAGATTCTGGAATTACACATGGACAGCAATGTTCCGTCTGTAAAAGGCGGTCATGTAATTATTGAGGAGGGCTATAGTCCAGACAAATACGACACGGCACTGGCTAACTTTATCAGTTCATTCTTTCCAGGACGTGCCGAAAAAATCAAACCGAGAGATGACCTTGCAAATCCGTGGAGAGCAGCACAGAGGGGCTACAGCTACAGACTACTGGAAAATGGCTTCATTACCAATTCTGGCGATCTGAACAAATTCAACGGTCAGATGGATGATCTGGCAAGAGGTATCCTTAATGCATTCGGCATCGCTACGGCATCTCCGGCAAAAGAGGATTCTGACGGTAAGGTAACATCTGGTGGAACATCTCAGGACTCCGTACAGCATTACGGTAAGGTATCCTACCAGTCACATATCCGTGACATCGGATGGGCGTGCTGGCAGTCTGATGGTCGTATGTCAGGAACGACAGGACAGAACCGGAGAATCGAAGCGTTCCGGCTTATTCCTGTCGGAGAAACAGACGTAGTAGTGCATATCAAGGATGTAGGTGACAAAGAGTTTAAAAACATCAACAAAGACACTATCCTTGGCACCACAGGACAGAACAAGCGTATCGAAGCAATCAAGATTACCGGCAAAGATACGCCATATATCTACAGAGTTCACCAGAAAAACATCGGATGGACGGATTGGACATTCAACGGATTCTGGGCGGGCACAAAAGGAAAGGGACTGCAAATTGAAGCAATCGAGATCATGGCTGCTAAATTCCTTGTCAATCCACACGTCCAGAACAGAGGCTGGTTAGGAGAGAGAGCTTGCGAGAATATCATTGGCATCACGGGTCACAATCTCAGACTGGAAGCTTTTAAAATCAATCCGTTGAACAACAAAATCAAGGCAAAAGCGCACATTGAGGGTATCGGCTGGAAAGATTATGACATGGTCACAAAAGACACGGTAATCGGCACCACTGGACAGAATAAGCGTATCGAGTGCTTGTGCTTTGACGGAGATTTTGAGTACCGAGTGCATGTTAAAAACTCTGGTTGGACAGACTGGACGAAAGCTGACGGTGTATCTACACTAGGTACAGTCGGACAGGCATTGCAGATTGAGGCGATTCAGTTTAGATAGTGCCACAAATGGCATTCCTTTAAAATAAGAAGAAATAACTTTATCGGTTGTGGCAAAATGGTTGACCAAATTGTCACAACCTATAAAGTAGCCGGAAAGCCTGTAAATACGCGGGTTTCCGGCATTATGAGTGATATAAAAAGAAATGAATTTTCAGAGTATCGGATTCCCGATCGTAAACAATCTTATCTATAATCTGCTTTAAAGCTTCATTTTTCTGGACAAGAGAGTAAGAATCAGAAACTAGAATATCATGGACGGAGCTTACCCGATCCAGCATTTTAAGAGTAGGATCATCCGGAATCTTATCCGGCGTATTTTCTTCCAGCTCTGCAAGCTGCCGTTCCAGAGAGTCTCTTTCTTTGGCAATCAGAGCTTTATTTTCTTTATATTCTTCCAGTGTATCAATACCCTCTCTGTATGACGCACGTATCCTGTCCTCTTTGCCTTTCAAACTGGCAAGGCGTTCACTTATAAGGGTACGCTCATTAGAAAGCTCCTGTGGGCGAATTTCGCGCATTTCATAAACAATCGAATTGGAACCAAGAGCTTCTTCTAATGCTTTCAGGACTTCTTTCTCGATCACCAGAGAGCTTACACCGTGTGGTTTATCGCATTTTCCTTTGCTGTATCCGTAGCAGGAGAAGTACGCATACTTTTCCCCATTGGCACGCTTCATGGTCGTAGCGGTCAGTGTGCGCCCGCATACCGGGCATTTCAGAAGTCCGGACAACCAGTGCTTATATGTAGAAGAGGGGCGCTTTCCAACCGGTTTATAGATCTTTTTCAGGCGTTCCTGGGCGGCATCGAAGAGCTCTTTACTTATAATCGCCTCCTGCATTCCGTCAGCAATGATCCACTCGTCCTGGTCTTTGATCCGGTTGGTGGCGTTTTCCATCCGGTTCCATCGGATCATACCGCAGTAGGATGGATTTTGAATAATATATTCGATACTGCGCCGTTCAAAAGCTTTCCCGTGGGACGTTTTCAGTCCGAGAGAATTCAGATGTCGGGCAATATCAAAGAAACTCATTTTCCCATTTACATATTTATCAAAGATCATACGGACAATCGCAGCTTCTTCCGGAACGATAACCGGAGGCTTGCCACGTTCTATAACTTTATAGCCAAGTGGCGGTCTTGCCTGGTATGCACCGCGGGTAGCGTTTTCTTTCATGCCACGGAATACCTCGCCGGATAAGCGAATGGAGTAGTATTCATCCATCCACTCTATGATACGTTCGATCAGAGAGCCGAACGGACCGTCTGCCAGTGGCTCGGAGATACTGATCACATCTACATTATGTTGCTTCTTTAAAAGAGATTTATACACAATGGACTCTTCCTGATTCCGGGCGAACCGGCTAAATTTCCATACCAGGATGCAGTCAACCGGATGATCGGGACCTTTGGCCAGACCAATCATTTCCTGAAAACCGGGGCGTTTATCGGCTTTTCTTCCGGAGATACCGAGATCTGTGAAGATCTTCAGGATTACAATATTATTCTTGGCTGCATAATCCCGGAGAAGATGTTCCTGAGAATCCGGAGAGATTTCTTCCTGATCGTGCGTGGATACACGGATATATCCGTATGCATATTTTAGGCTCATTGTATCAGCTCCTTTGTATTTTATGTAAAAAAGGGTACAAAAATAACAGCCCGAGAACTTTTGTTCTCTTGCATGGCTGCTCCGGAGATGATACAATGTTGTTTGGAGTTAAGGTATCTCTTCGGAGAACTTAACAGAAACATATTGGAGTATGTTTCATCGCTCGACCGTTCCTGTTGGCGCAGGAGCGGTTTTTATTTATTTACCAGCCTTGTACGGAAATAACGTATTCGTCATGTTCTGGAAGGTTGTATTCGGATAGTTCAAAAGGTTTTGTTGTGCCAGCTGTCATGTTGTCTACATAAGTAGTATCTCCATAAACGATGGAACCATTGCTTTTCAACAGGACAGTGACGGCAACCATGTCAATATCGGAATCACTGTTATTTGCAACTTCTCCGGTATAAGAAACAGCGCCATAATCCTGAACTATTTCACTTGTATTGGAAACCGAGAATGAAGATACCGGAATGATTCCCGATGTATCCCCAGGAACGAAAGTTCCAGAGTGAATCGAAAATTCTACAGTGGCAGGCACCTTTCCGTTACAGTCGATAACACTTCCAAAAGAAATAGTGTCGTTTGGCGCGATATAGAAGAGTGTCTGATCAGAAGTTCCAACAATAGAACCATCCTCTCCTTTGGCTGTGATGGTTAAAACCGGAAGCTGCATCGCCCAATCAGCATTTGGATTGTTTAAAGTTACGCCATAATAAGCATAGACATCGCCCATTCCATCATCACTGATATAGTACCCACTTTCTGCAATAGATGCTTCCTGCTTTTCGGCCTCTTTCTTCTCTTCTTTTTTCTGCGATACAGAATTACTGTTTGAAGTTTTCTGCGAACTAGAGTCACTTGCAGAAGAACCTCCACACGCAGTAAAAGATGTTGCCATAACTCCAGCCAACATTAGTGCTACAATTTTTCTTCTCATAAAGTTTGTCCTCCTTCTTATGGAATGTAGTATTTATATAATCACAAAAGCGCGGTCATATATTAAAATTAGTCTGTTTCGCTAAGTGCTATAGTTTTTGTTATTCCGGAAACTGTTACCTGATAGGTAATCTGTTTGCTTGAATCAGAATAAGAAAACTCTTTTGTATCATCCAGAGAAGCAAGAAGAGCGGAATCGGTTGCTTCTTTGTCTCTGGTAGATGTCCAAGTATATTCTTCAGAATATTCTGTAGGAGCAGTATAGGTTCCAACCCAGTAAACAGCAGTCGTGTTTCCTTCATCCATGATCCAGTTTATTGTGATGGTATCCTCTGTAATATCTGCCTGCATCCAAGTACCGTCATCATCTTTGTACTCCCATTTTCCAGTAAGCACAACAGGATCTTTGACTTCTTCCTTTACTTCCTCTTTTGGAGTTTCAGCAGATGCTTCTGTCTTCTTGGATGATTCCTTTGCTTCTTTTGATGAATCGGAGCTATTGCCGCAGGCTGTAAATGACAGTGCCATGCTTCCGATCAGAACCAATGCTATAAGTTTCTTTTTCATAATTTTTCCTCCTCATATAAAGTGTTTCTATATAATCGCTTATGCGGTTATATCAATTTCATCACCGACAACTGCGGTATAAAATACACCACATAATTATCTACCCGTTTACAGATCCCGTACTTATTCCTGTAACATTCAATGCATTCTTCCAGAAATTCTTCCGTCACTTCCAAGTATTCTGCAATCTCAAAGCGGTTCTGGCAGCCATGCTCAAAGGCACGTACCAGTCCGATCAGACCGATCTGCTTGTTGTACGCCCAGAGCCTTGCCTGACGTTCCTGTTTCCGGTTGGCAGCAGATGCCATATCAAGAATATTGCCAACGGAAGTGTAGTGATGTCCGAGTTCTTCGGCGAGTACACAAGCTTTCTCGATGTCAGACATTTTGGCATTAATGGCAATATGACCATTAACATATAGTCCTTTTAATCCAGATACTTCAGATAAATCCATTTCAACGATATTAAGATCATCGTGGAGTATTTGCATTTCTTCATAAGTCAAAAGAATCACTCCTTTGGCCGCGCTGCAAGGAGCAGCTTCTTGTATTCTTCAATCTTTTTCAACTCTTCCGGTGTAAATTCAGCTCCGTCTTTATGCGCTGCAATTGTATACGGATTTTTCTCTTCCTTTATATTGTACATATCATTAACTGTAATTCCGAAGATTTGACAAACTTGAAAGAGTGTATCAATATCAATTGAATTAACTCCGTTTTCCCATGCAGAAATAGCATTATGTTTTACGCCTAATTTATCAGCCAATTGTTTTTGCGTTATCTTATTTTTCTTTCTATAGTAGAGAAGATTTTTTGCAACGATCTCCTTTATGTTCTCACTCATGTCGCTACCTCCTTTTAATAGGATACTACCACAAGTCATTCATGAATACAAGAAAAAAACTTCATGAAACATGAAAAACATATTGACATTTCATGAAATATGATATAATATAATAACAACTACACAGAATATGACAAAAGGAGGCGATAAAAGTGATTGGATTAAAAGTGAAGAAATATTTAGATGAAAACGGAATAAAGTATTCGTATTTGTCTGAAAAAGCAGGTATTCCAATGAATATGTTGAGTCCGACATTGAATGGAAAACGAAAGATGAGCGCAGAAGAGTATTTCACAATTTGCGAAGTGCTTGGCTTGCCAGCAGAGACATTTGCTCCGGCAAATCATCAAAGTGAGTAAACAAAAATACTGATAGGAGCGTCATTCCTACCAGTATTGTGCCAAATTTGTTTACTCTATGTACTTTGCAGGTTTTCACCACACAAGATGACGCCAAGTGTTTCTATGGAATACTTTGTCACTTTCGCAGTTTTGGTTCTGCAACATGCCTAATCGCTGACAAATGATGAGGAGAACTTGATACGGTGCGGTATGTTACCAGATACCGACTGTTGCATTTTTAAACGTGGTGCACGCCACTTAACGCCGTATCAGTAATCTACATTATACCCAGTTTTACGTGCATTGGTGCCACAATTGCGACCTCATCTTAAGAGAACAGGCAAAGTCAAAAGTTTGGTCAATATGACCACGCTCCCTTCCATGCCTATAGCATGAAAGGATTTTATCATAATGTGAAAAAATATTCAACTATTTATAAAAACGGATTCCGGATAAAACACTGGATTATCTATTTGCAACAGATGAAGAGGGAGAGAGGTGAGGAATGTGAAACTAAGAAAAATAATTGGAGAAATACTGATTTTACTGCCACCATTTATAACGACAATTGGTTTTCACCGTTTTCCGCATAACATAAGCCTTTTGATAATGGAGGCATTGGAGTTGCTTGGGTTGCTGAGCATCAGCATCACGGGGATGCTCATTGTATCAGACGAGATTCCGATAAGAATAATTGTCGAGAGGAACGAACAGGAGGATGAATAAGAAAATGAACAACTTACAGATTTTTAATTAGGAGGCGAGAAAATGGTATTGATAATTAGCATTGTAGTCGCGATTCTGTTTGCGTTGAAATGGTTTACAGAGAGAATTCGCTTTACAGCCATTATCTATTATATCGTTGAAAAAGGCTACACTCCACCAAGCAGGAACGAACTGATGGAGTGTATCAAAATAGTTTCACGGAAAATGGTAGAAGAACGGTTTAAAAGTTAAATTTTGAAATCTCAGTGGGGAGATATTTGTCAACCAAAGCGGTAGTTACTCCTTCCGCGATGGAAGAAATAACTTTTAAGCTTGCGTCTCCTACTTTATTAAGAATTGATTGCGTATGTTTCCATTTTTCTTCGGTTCTGGTGTTTGCAAGAAAATCATGACCGAAAGGCTCGAGGCAACAATTAAAGCTGATATGTCCCCATACTTTAGTAGTACTTACATCTGCTAAGAGGCCTGCTTTTATACAGTATTGGACATGATATAAAATCTGTTCGATATCGCAAAAATCTAAGTAGTCTTTGTAGTAACTATGCATTTCCTCGTCAAACGATACTGGTTCGTAAATAGTTTCATATTTTTCGACAGTAAGAAGAATGGAACGGACACAAGAGATATTTAATTCCATGAGAATCTCCTTTCTTTCAGACTCGGCATGGCAGTGCCTGTAGTTAAAAGTATAGGAGAAAACGTAGGACAAATCAACAAGTACAACCAGCATCGCATAGTTTAAAGAGAGGTGGTGGATTTGCAACATATTTTTATTGTAAACATTGACGGAAAGGAAATCGATATGTCCGTCATGCAAAAAGAAGAGAAAGAGACAACAACAGCAGAGCTGGTAAGAAATTACGTAGAATATTTTGGATACCAACGAGAGAAAACCGCGTAAGCGGTACCAGTTGGACAAGTAAAGGAGGGATAAGAGATGTTTTATAAGATCGCAAAGACACTCAGCGTAACGGCAAGTATTATCGGAATCTTAATGATGGCTGGTGCGTGCTCAGTGAAAAGTCAGGAGCTGTTTTATTTATATGTAGCACTTGGAATCACAACACTTACTACCGGAGCATTTGCACTGGAATATTTCCGGATACGGGAATGGCAGTACAGGAAAAGGAAAATAAGGGAGGCGAAGGAACATGCCGGAAGAGAAGCAGCGTAAGAAGCGGATTCGGGTGGAGAAGCTGAATGAGTGGATTGAGACTTTGAAATCAATAGAAAGAGTCAACCGTGATTCCGAGTATTTCAAACAAAATGCAATCCCATATTTGGAACAATATGTAGATAGCCTGAAAGAAGCTGGCAGAAAAACAGTAGTATTGGAGGACAAGCAGTGAAAACGGTAAAAGTAACACCGGATAACATTATTTCGATAATAAATGTAGATTTTGATGATTTCCGTGATCTGCAGAAAGCAGTAGGCGGACATTTTGAAATCGTAAGCACGAAAACCTTATATGAGACATTTAAGATGCCTATGATCCTGCTAGTCGATGAGGACGGAATAATGAAGCAGAAAGAAGTCAACCGCCTTGGAAGCTATTTTTATGATGCAGACAGGCACGGATGGCCAATCTTAGGAGATATTGTATTTGCAATTGCAGCCGGAGAAGATATTGAAGCACCGGATGATGCGGAAGCTCTGATGGTATTCCTGAAAATGAATTTTTCGTACTTAAAAGAAGAATAAAAAACGCTTGCGAAAAGAAATATCGCAAGCGCCGCAACCATAAAGGTACACGAATAATCTAAGCACTTATAGTGTACCTTTTAGCGGCTGGAAAGTCAAGTATTTACAGGGCGACTGCCCTTTTTAATAACTTGATAAGACTATTAAAGTTATGAGGACACGCTATGAGAATCAGACGAGTGACATACGATTTGGGAAATGTAATAGAGAGACAGGAATATCTGGATGGAAGATATGGAGCACCGGGAGAGAAGAGAGCCAAAAAGAAGAAAGCCACACCGGAGGAAGTGGAGCAGGTCAACCAGTGGACCAGGGAGAGGAAAGCCAGACACAGACTCCGGATGTATTTCAAGGTCAATGATTACTTTTTCACCTTGACATATCCGAAAAAAGAGCGTCCGCCGGACATGAAGCAGGCAAAGCAGGATTTCAAAGAGTTTTACCTGTTCTGTAAGAAGGAATACAAGAAAAGAGGACAGGAGCTCCGCTGGATCCGCAATATTGAATGTACCCCGTCCGGTAACTGGCACATCCATGTGGTTCTGAATCGAATCCCGGATACAGATTTGATCATAGCTGCAGCCTGGAAACACGGAAAGGTTCGTAATAAGCAGTTGCTCTATGAGAAAGGCGAGTTCCGGAAGCTGGCGCAATATGTTACCAAAAACGAGAAAACCCAAAAAAAATATGTGGATGAGGGCGTACTGGATCATGAGATTGCAGAAGCCAATTTTTCTACGTCTCGAAACATGCCGCTTCCAGAACCCAAAACAAAGATTTTATACCGGTGGCCGAAAGAACCGAAACCACCAAAGGGATATTACATAGTCAAGGATTCTTTTTACGAAGGGATCAACAAAGCAACCGGATTCCCGTACAGACACTACGAAATGATCCGGATAAGGAGAGAAGATGAAGATAGAACTATACACAGAGGTAAACTTCCGGGGACCAACAGCAAAAAACGGAAAGTGTATCGCTCTGGTGGAGTGCGAGACTAAGAAAGGACCTGCAGTGAAAGCACAGATCGAGACCGAACAGAACACGACCTACCACAGAATGAGCATGATCGCTATCCTTGTCGGTCTGAGAATGCTCCGGTCGTGCGAAGTGACTGTCTACACGCCGGATCAGTTCCTGGCCACAACCATAAACGAAGGAAATATGGACAAATGGAAACGGGAAGAGTGGCGCAGACCGCATGGAAAAGAGATCAAGAACAAAGAGCTCTGGCAGGAACTGTATGAGCAGACACAAAAACACCGTGTAACTCTTGAATTTTCCGAGGTTACACGGTATTCCGATAGACTACAGTCTAAAATGAGATAAAAACAGGAGAAAACCTTGAAAATACCGAGAAAGAGAGGAATTTGAAATGACAACCAGTGGAATCACGAATATCAACGCCAAGCTGATTCACCAGCATCCGGATAACCCACGAAAAGACCTGGGTGATCTGACGGAGCTGAGTGAGTCAATCAAGAAGAAAGGAATTATGCAGAACCTTACGGTCGTTCCGGGGCACTGGGATGAAGATAAAACACACCATGAAGAAGGATACACGCTGATTATCGGGCACCGCCGGTTCGCTGCCGGAAAAATGGCAGGCGTAACTATGTATCCATGCCGGATTGTAGAGGACATGAGTTACAAAGACCAGGTCGGAACCATGCTGGAAGAGAATATGCAGCGCATCGATCTGACGGTCCTGGAACAGGCGGAAGGCTTCCAGATGATGTTAGATCTTGGAGATACAGAAGAACAGATTGCAGAGAAGACCGGATTCTCCAGGACAACCGTGCGCCGGAGGCTGGAGATCGCGAAGCTTGACCGGGATCTGGTGAAGGAAAAGACGGATGAAGACGGGGCATATCAGCTAAATCTAAAAGATCTCGCCGAACTGTCGAGAATCGAAGATGTTGAAACAAGGAACAGAATCTTGAAAGATGCAGCAGACTCCAGACAGATTCAGTGGAAAGTAGAAGCAGAGATTAAAAACAGGGAGAGGGAGAAGAACAAAAAGATTATTGTCGAGCTCTTGGAGGCAGCAGGAATCAAGAAAGCTACAAAGGAGATAGAGAAAAAGAAGTATACGACAGAACTAAAAGCGGTAAAAACGTTCAATCTGGAGAAAGAACCACCAAAGAGAATAAATATCCGCGGAAAAGAACTGTATTATCTGGATGGTTGGAATGGGATTGATGTAGTGGAAAAACCCCCGAAATCAGAAAAGGTTGAAACGGAATGGGACAGGCGGAGAAAAAAGATAAAGCAGTTGAAAGCTTTACAGAAAAAAATGAATGAAAGAAAAAAAGAATTCATCCGGACAATAGCAGACGGAAAAATCGAACTGCTAAAAGATGAGGAACGCCAGAAAATAATTGAAAAGATGATTCGGAACATGATGGAGAAGTCCTGTTGGTTAGGAAATGGAATGGTTCTAAAATTTTTTAACGGGAAAAGCCTGTATGATGCGGATGAGAAAGAAAAGGAAGAAGCAGAAGAAAAAATACAAACACTGGATACGCAAGTGTTGCTCCTGATTGCAATGAACAACATGATGGATGATTATACCGGGGATTTAGTAGAGTATTCCGGAGAATACAAAGAGGATGCCGGAAAGAGATACCAGGAATGCTTCAAAATCTTAATGCGTTATGGCTGGAGTTATGAAAGAGAAGAGGCGGATTTGGTTTACGGCAACCATGAGCTATACAAAAAGGAGTCCTAAGATGGAGCAATTAAGTGTAGAAGATTGGAAACCGGATGCCTGCCCGAAAAATATAACTGTAGAAGAATATCTGGCCACATTTCCCAAAATCAAATTAACCCGCCGGGAATATCTCCAGACACTTCCCTTGTATCACGCGGCTCTGTACCTTGCAGAGACAACCCAAAAAGTACACAGTTCACAGGATTGGTATTTATACCTGAATGAAAAAGTAGACCAAAGCGGGGAGGTGTTGATTGGTGAATATGATGTTTCCAAAACCGACAAAACGGAAGAAACGTAAGAAGCACAAAAAAAGCATCATGCAGCCAAAAGGCGACCGCCGGTGCTACCTGTGCATGTTACTGGATGGAGATTTTACATGCAAGCCATATCTGGAAGAGCATCATGTTTTGTTTGGTAACACCCATGCATTTGCAGAGGCAGAAGGGTTAAAAGTAAATCTCTGCCTGGAACATCACCGAAACGGACCGGCAGCAGTCCATAACAATGCCAAGAACGCACGGATCCTGATGGCGAAAGCCCAGGAGGTTTACGAAAGAACCCATACAAGGGAAGAATGGATGAAAAACGCCGGAAAGAATTATTTATAGGCACCACAGGAAGTTAATATATCACAATTTCGCAGAGTGCATGGCTGCCCGGTGCGGCAGCCAGAAAGGAGCGACATGAAGAAAGAGTTACTGGAGATCAAAAGAACTCTAACAATAGACAGGTACAATATCACAAGGATAACCGGATATATCGTAGATAATGACCGGAACTGCAGGTTGGAATTTGTCAAAAACTTTTTAAACCTCGAAGAGACGGAAACGTTCAAATACCTGGATATCTTCAAAAAGGTTTTAGCTGGAAAGCCTGGAAGAAATATGTTTCAGCTGGATTTTAAGGAGAAAACAAGAAAGCAACATCTGGTCACGATTGTAAAAACAGGGTTAGAAGACAATGATGTACGCCAGATCTTCCTGGAAGAGATTGCAGAGTCTATTGGCATATTGAATAAAGGGTATTCCCTGATTCTAATTGCCAGTGGAATCTACGACATTCCGGGAATTGCCACGGACGGAGCGGATCTGGATGAAAGTGAAGAGGTTTATGAGTACATGATCGGATGTATCTGCCCGGTAAGCTTATCGGCAGCAGGATTATCTTATAAACCAGAACTGGCAGATATTCAGGAACGTACAAGAGACTGGGTAGTAAGTATGCCGACACAAGGATTTTTATATCCGGCATTTACAGACCGCCACGGAGATCCGGAGCATATCTGGTACTACAGCAAAGTTCCGGATAAACCGGACGCAGGCCTGATCACGCAGACACTCCGATGCGGGATGCCATCCACACCAAAAGAGCAGAAAGAAGCTTTTAGGGAAGGGTTAAATGCAGCAGACGGAAAAGTAAGCCTGGAACAGGCAAAAGATATTTACCATTACCTTGGAAGAATCCGTGAAATAAAAGCAGAATCCAACAACCGGATATTAAAAGGCGCGGAGCTGGAAAACGTATTAAAAAGCATCGGGATAGATCCGGAACTGGCAGCAGAAAAAACAAAAGACTGTGACGCGGCCGAAATTGATGCAGATAATACAGTAAGCACGAAGACATTTGAGATTGGTCTTCCGGATGCACATGTAACAGTAAGCGCAGACAGAACGGACCTTGTTACCTTAGAGATGATTAACGGAGAAAGGTACATTATGGTAAAAGCGGACGGAGACATAAATGCAAATGGAATCATTTTAGAGAACCGGGAGGGTGAGAAAGACGAAGAGGAAGACGACTAAACCCGGCAATATGCGGGCGTTCATATACTCGGTAAGCAAGAAAATGCGCAAGGTAAGACGGAAAGGAACAAAAAATGAAAGTTGGAGATAAAGTACAGTTAAGGCGCAGGATCTCCCAGAAGGGAGGTAAAACCAGACTCGCCACGGAAAAAGTCACGATTCTTGGAATCTATCCGCACCATGTGCAGGTCAGAAACCAGAAAGGAATAGTGAGATCGTATATAAACTGGGAGTGGCAGCAGTTGACCAGTAAAGAAGGAATGGAAGGCGTGGAATCATGGCGCAGGAAGGGGTAACAATGGATAGATTGACAGAATGGATTGGTGAAGGAGAAGACCGACACGCTATACCAAGAATGGATTTGAAAAAGCTGGAGGTAGTCGAGGAATATGAATAGAGAGATTCTTTTTAGAGCGAAGAGAAGAGACAATGGCGAGTGGGTTGAAGGTTATGTAATTCAAAGATATGGTGCATGGTTCATATATGACATTAAAAATGCAGATACGTGCATACAGAATGGCTATCTCGTTGATTCGGATACGATCTGTCAATACACCGGACTTACAGACAAGAAGGGAAGGAAGATATGGGAGAACGACATTATTAAATACCATTATGGTGATTATTATGCTCCTGTAAAATTTGGCGAATATCAGAGTTGCTTTGACAGTACAACGACTTGCCATGTCGGATTTTATGTAGACTGGGACAAGAAAAGAGATTTTAGAAAAGATCTGGGGTACTGGATAAAAATGGTTGATGCTGAAGTAGTAGGAAATATCCATGACAAGCCAGAACAACAGAAAGATCAAAGAAGCACTATTATTTGCAAAGATTTCATGAAGAAAGGCAGAGAATAATGAGTAACGGATGGATTCCAACAACAGAAAGACTCCCAGATCAACGGGAGTTCATAGAATCTTATGTCAGAAGTGCATATGCAGCGGAGTTTCTGGTCACGATCGAGGGAGCAGATAAGGCAACAACGCTGTATTATTCCCAGACAGGTGTCTGGTTCGATGAACAGGGAGAACCGTATAAGGTTGTGGCGTGGATGCCGCTTCCGGAAGTGTTCAGAGGATAGAAGGTGATAATTTGCAGGAGAAACGAAGCAGAAAAGAGCAGCGGAGGGATAGACAGCAGCATTATGAAGAGTTGGAGAGCCGGCATGATGCAAAGGCGTTGGAGAGATTTAAGTGACCGGCTTACCAGAGCGTAAGCGTTGCAGAATATCTGGCGAAGAAGTATGACATTACAGCGGAGGTGGATACCGGTGGACAAGAGCATTTTGATTGAGTACGCGGATATGAAAGAAGAGATTAAGGATTTGCGCCGGAGAATTGAAAAAATCCAGAAAGAATTGGATAAACTGCATGGACAAATTGTTGTGGATTCGGTATCATGTGGTAAGAAGGGTAAGAAGCCACTTGGCACGGTGAAGATCACTGGCAGACCGGTTGGTGTGATTTCCGGAAAAGAACAGTTGCTGAAAAAGAGAACCAGAAGGCTTGAAGAGCTGGAAGAAGAACTGCTGGAAATGACAATTCAGGTGGAAGAGTACATAGAATCCATTGAGAAGAGTGAGTTGCGGATTATCTTCCGACTGTATTTTCTGGATGATTTATCGTATCCAAAGGTTGCAGATCAGATGAACAAAATGTTCCCGAAACGCCGAATCCGGTACACAGATGAGAACGTCCGTAAAAAAATTCAAAGATATTTTGAAAATGTCCCACAATGTCCGGATAAAAAGTGATAGAGTATAAACTGGAATTGATGAAATGTAACAAGGTAAGACATTTTTGATGGTTCCTCCGTTCGTAAGTATTTAAAACCATGAAGAGACACCTGGTATTGCTGGGTGTCTTTTTCGTTGCGTAATGTCGCATAAGAAGGTATTATGGAAATAGGTTTTAAAGTGAAGAACGGAGGAAGGAAAATGTTTGAAAACAAACAGATGCTATTGTATAGTGCACAAAAGACTGTAAATTATATTTCAAAAGTAGCAGCGGAGGATGCTGATGACAAAGAATGCTTTTTTGCCATTGGAACTGCGCTTCATTGGGTTACAGACTGTATTGACCGTATTCCTGAAAAACAAATAAAGGATGAACATAAGAAAATATTTTCTGGGTTACGATTTGCTAATAATTGTTTAAAACATAATAGAACTTTTATAAAAGCTCATGAGGCAAAAGGACACACATATCCATATGATTATCCGTATGATTATGGAACACATTTTATCTGGCTATCGTTGGATGAAGTTGATGTATGGGATAGCAAAGAAAAACAAAGAGCAAATTATAAAAATAATTTTGAAGGGAAAAATGTTTTTGTTACGATGTCGGATATAGTAAATATTATAAAAGAATATTATGAAATCTTGTGAGGTGGAGCTTGTGAATGGACAGAAGTTATTAAATCGGCATAAGTGTTTATTAGATAGGATGAAGGAAGATAGGATATTTTCGATATGTTTAAAAAATAATAAATTTTATTTAAATGAACAGTGTGACGATTATTTTTCTCATCAGCTTACAAAGAAAGAATGTTTAGAATTATCGGAACTTTTTGGTGAGATTGCATCTGTGATACAAGAGTAAAAAAGTTACAGCACCCTCCGAGGTGCTTTTCTAATGCATAAAATAAAGCAGAATAGGAGGTGGTCTAATTACAGATCACCTTTTTTATTTGCTATAAATTCCGGGAAGAGATTAGGCGGCTTGCTCTTTTCAGGATTTATATATAAAAACCCCCTTGATGTTTGTTGTGATTGAATTTTTTTGAACCTTTCTTTAGCATACATAAGCCGCCAATAATACGGACCATTAGATCAGTGGTAGATCGACCGCCTCATAAGCGGTATGTCACATGTTCGATTCATGTATGGTCCATCGTAGAACAGAAGGTAAAAATATATGGCAGCAGGAAACCCTAGAAGCGCGAACGGCAACCTAAGAAGAAAGCACCGAGCAAGACTGAAAGCAATAGGCGGTGAGTGTGGAATATGCAGAGGCAGGCTAGGTCCGATACATTATGATGAACCAAGTGACAGTAATCATCCATTGTCTTTCGTAATAGATGAAATCAAACCGGTGTCAAGGTGGCGTGAGTTTGGCTATAGCTCACGTGAAGCGGCAGCACAGGACTGGAACAACCTGCAGGCGGCTCATTACTGCTGTAATGTGGCCAAAAGCAATCGAACATTAAATGAATTATCAAGGTGTCAGCAAAGCCTTAAAACGAACGTTACAGATGGTGCCTGGTGACGGAACCAAAGGGGGTGGGGAGGGTACCCCGCCACGTGTGCGAAGCTACCCCAGCCGTCCAGCGCCGATTTACACACAAAGATTTTTTCGAGGGTAGGATTTTATGGCAAGAAGAAAGAAAATGGCTACTGTGGCCAGCAATGGAAATCGCTTGGAACAGTTGGAAAATCTGGCATTAATCCTGGCAAAACAGATTGATTTATGTTCAGAGGGAGATGCTGACGGAGCGAAAAATATGCCGCAGCTATCAAAGCAATACCGTGAAACAATTAAGGAAATTGAAGAGATAAGAGGAATGGAGAAAGACGATGACGAAATCGGAGAGATCCTCTCAGCACGGAAAGCTGATGGGAAGCCAGACGCCGTCCGTTAGAATTGCTCCGGATTACGCTTATACAGATGGAGCTGACGCAGTAAAGGTTCTTGCAGTCGGAAAGCTGATCGTGGATCCGTGGCAGAGCGAAGTGCTGAATGACTGGATGGGGCGAACAGAAGAAGAAATATGGTCAGCTCCAACATGTGGATTGTCCGTACCTAGACAGAATGGAAAAACACTGGATACATCCGGAAGAATTACATCCGGAATGATTATGTATTCGGAATGGGTGATATATACAGCGCACCTGCAGAAGACAGCAACAGAAACATTCATGGAAATCAAGGGACTTTTTGAAACGAGAGGACTTAGAAAATATGTAAAAGAAATCAAGTCGGCTCTTGGGAGAGAACAGATCATACTAAAAAATGGCGGCAGAGTTGTATTCGTAGCAAGGACCAGGAATGGAGGACGTGGATTGCACGGAGACTGCTTGGTCTTTGATGAGGCACAGGAATTAACGAGTGAGCAGCAGGCATCTTTTTTGCCTGCTATTTCTGCATCAAAAAATCCGCAGACAATCTATCTCGGAACACCACCGGACGAAAACTGCACCGGCACTGTATTTCGAAAAATCAGAGAACGTGCTAGAAATGGAGAAAGCAATTCTACGGCATGGACGGAATATTCGGTTGAAGAGATTGGAAATGTCACTGATCGGACACGTTGGGCGGCATGCAATCCTGCGCTTGGAAGACGAATGACAGAAACAACAATAGCTGCAGAGTGCGAACAGATGGATGAAGATACATTCGCAAGAGAGCGTCTTGGCTGGTGGTCACCGATAAACAACGATCAAGATTATGCTATTGATAAAAAGAAATGGGAAGCATGTGCTTCAGAAAAAGGAAAGCCGGAAGGTAAAACAGCTTATGGGATTAAGTTCTCAGCAGATGGATCCTTGGTTGCATTATGCGGAGCTGTATGTCCTGAGTCGGAAGAAGCAAGAATATCTCTGATCGAGATAAAACCGACAGATAGAGGAATCCAGTGGCTGGCTGATTGGCTTAACCAGAGATATAAGACGGCATCGTGCGTAGTGATAGACGGAAGGAATGGTGTGGATTTCCTGGTAGAGAAAATTGCTCCGATATGGAAATATAAGCAGTCAATAATACGGCCATCCGCGAAAGATGTGATTGCATCGGCAAGTCAGTTGGAACAGGAAATCAATGAGCAGACAGTAACTTGGTACAAATATCAAGAGATTCTCTCGGAATCAGCCGTTACGTCTGTAAAAAGGCCAATATCGGGTGGCTGGGGATTTGGTGGAGATAATTCCACACCGATTGAAGCGGCCGCATTGGCACTATGGGGATGTAGAACTTCGAAACGAAATCCGAATAGAAAGATGAGGATAGGATAATGGAATTAAATTTTGGAATGGTGATAGGACTGCCGCTGGAAGAACAGCAGTGGCTGAACGAATTGAAATATATTTACGATTACCATCGGACAGCGAACAGAAAAAAGAAACGCTACTACAATGGCAAGGTTACACTTAACGAGGTAAATCTTGGAATTGCATTGCCGGCCGGATTGGGAAAGCTTGAGATTGGCTGTGCATGGGGAGCAAAGACAGTAGATGTTCTTGCCGGAAGGTCAATGTTTGATGGATTTGTTACAGAAAATGGCATGAAGTCAGATGATATGGACCAGATCATGAAAAGAAATCATCTTATTGCCGAGTATAACAAAGCAGTGAAGGAAGAATTAAAGTACGGATGCGCTTTTGCGGCAGTATCCGGCCAGCAAGACGATGCAAGAGTTCGATTCTATTCTCCGCACTGTGCGGCAGCTTCTTGGAATGCTAAAGAAGGCAGGATAAAATACGGATTTGCTTTTGAAGATAACAGGAGGGATGAGTCGGACGTTACATGGAGTCCCGAACACGTGAATTTTTACACGGATACAGATATTTGGGAACTGGATCGTGAGGGCGGGACATGGTATGCGACACGAAATCCACATGATTTCGGAGAACCACTCATGGTTGCGCTGATCTGGGATGCAACCAACGATAAGCCTTTCGGCCAGTCAAGGTTGAAAGAGCCGATTCGCCGTCTGATACAGGGATACGTAAGAACAGTGGCAAATGCAACGATCGGATTGGAATTCGCAACCTCACCACAGAAGTATTTATTAGGTGTGTCTGATGAACAGTACGATGCACTGGTTGACGATAAATTCAAACAGTATGTCGGAAGTATTCTGTACAGCACGAACAATCCGGAGACAGGAGAAAAGCCTAATTTTGGCCAGCTCTCTCAAGGAAATATAGAGCCTCATGTACAGATGCTTCGGATGTTGGCCACACAGTATTCTGCAGCTACTGGATTAGCTGTGACAGATGTTGGAGTGGTAAATGATGCAAATCCAACATCGAGTGAAGCGATTATAGCACAGTCACAGACTCTGATTCTTATGGCAGAGCAATTAAACAGGTCAAACGGGGATGCATTGCACAGGATCGCTAAGATGGCACTTGCAATAGAGCTTGGAACAACTCCGGATGATCTGCCGGAAGAAAGTGAAGATATCATTGCACATTTTAAGAATCCGGCAATGCCTAGCATAGCATCTACTACAGATGCAGCTCTTAAGATTGCAACAGCGAGACAGGGGTTTGCAGACACAGACATCTTTCTTGAAATGATTGGATTCGATCAGGCAGATATCCGCAGAATCCGAGCACAGGAACAGAGGGCAAAAGGTGACAGTATCTTGACGGAGGAATTTGAAAATGCAGATAACGGAGAAGGCATGGCTGGAATACATAACGAAGATGTCACAGATTAGTCAGAAGGCAGCAGATCTGATGCAGGCATATGTTCAGAAGCATGGTTTTGCGGATGATAAGGCTCTTCTGGATTATGCTTTTGCATTATCACAGCGTTACGGACAGGCTATCGGCGCTCTGTCTTGTAAGATGTACGAAGCTACGGCATCGGCACAGGGAGTAGTTGTTCCGACAGCGGAGATTGCAGACCTTCCGGAATATGGAGAAGTAGCAAAAGCAGTTCATGGAACCATGAAGCAGTCTCAGACAAATGTTCCGTCAACGATAGCAAGATTAGTAAAGCAGGTCGGAGCGGACACTACTTTAAAAAATGCAATGCGAGACGGTGCGCAGTTTGCGTGGGTACCGCATCGGGACACATGTGCGTTTTGCATTACATTGGCATCCAGAGGATGGCAGAACATATCGAAGAAAGCTCTTAGGAATGGACACGCCGAACACATCCATGCGCATTGCGATTGTGAGTATGCAGTCAGATTTGACGGAAAGAGTACAGTTGCTGGATATGATCCGGACAAATACCTAGAAGAGTATAACAATGCTGGTGGTGATATCAATGCCATGCGGAGGATTCGGTACAAGGAAAATAAGGAGGCTATTAACGCGAGAAAACGAGAATTGTATGCGAAAAGGAAGGCAAAAACTATTGAAAAGACTCCCGTTCTGCTATAATGGAATCAGATTTAGGAATGTTTAAACAAAAACTTCGCAGTGACGGCAATATGGACAAAGAATATTACGACTGTCTAAAGGATAAATTTTCACATGGTACAGACGATGCCAAACGACTATTCACAAAATATGCTTCGGGTGATAGCATTGAAAATGCTGTGTATGAAAATACGGCGCACTATAATACTAAAACGAAAAAGATATCCATGAATTATGGCGCAGATTTAAAGAATCCACGTGGAGCTGGAGCTACATGGTTCCATGAACACGGTCATTTAGTTGATGATTTAGCTGGAAATCTATCAGATGATAAGAATTTTATTCAGTTACTGGAAAGTGATTCGTTGTCATATCGTATAGCATATGGTAAAGCACATCATTTGGGTACTTTTGATAAAGTTGATAAAGCCATTAGTGAAGAACTTGGAGATATGCGAAAAGATTCGGCAATATCAGATCTTTTTGATGGTGTAACACAAGGCAATATAATTGGATGTGCATCACATCCGAAGGAATATTGGAAAAACCGGGACAATGTTACATCCGAGGCTTTTGCACATATGTTTGAAGCACAGTTTGATAAAGAAAGATATGAACAAATGAAAAAATATTTTCCAAATGCATTGGAATATTTTGAAAAAAAGATGAAGGAGGCGTTGTAAATGAATGTTCTAAACCCAAAGTTTGAAAAAGCGCATAAGGATTTTGTACTTCATTTTGGATATTGTCCTCAGATTCCGAATGAAATCGATTTTGATCAGTCTAAATATGCGGATGATCTATTGAAAAGTGTAGCCGATAATTATGATTACACAATTAAAAAATATGGTACGCAAGTGCCTAAAAAGTATCCTAAACCGAAAATAATAATTGATTAACATCATTTGAATGCGGACTATAAAATAACAAGAGCAGTAGATACCACTGATCAGAAATGGTTGGTGGTATTTTTATGTCTATTTTTAAGAAAGAGAGAATAAAAAATGAAAAAAGCAATGCTGAGTCAGCCAATGGCTGGAAAGACTGATGAAGAAATCGTAGCAACAAGAGAGAAAGCAATTAAGATTCTTGAAGAAAAAGGATATGAAGTTGTGAATACTCTTTTTACAGATGAATGGTACAGCAATGAATCTATGAAAGAACGTGGAGTAGTTCAGATTCCATTGTGTTTTCTTGCTAAGTCCTTAGAGAATATGTCTTTGTGTCATGCAGCGTACTTCTGCAAAGGCTGGGAGAATGCAAGAGGATGCAAGATTGAGCACGATGCTGCGGTTGCGTATGGTTTGGATATTATTTATGAGGAGTAGAAAAATATGAAAGATTATATAGAAGTAAATGAAACGAAATGCGATGAAGTATACAACTGTATGTGTACAAAAGAAGTTGATGGAAAGACATATTGCCGTGGCTGCGGAAATGTTCAGCCAGAACAGGAGGCTTAATCATGATTATCACAGGAATGGATCACTTTCAGAGTGTATGTAAAAAGAAACTTGTTGAATGGTACAACAATAATGGACAGGCAAATACTCCGCAGACACCACCGATTGATTTAAGTAACGTATTTATTGTTTGGTCATGTAAAACTTTGCAGAATTATAAATGTCTTGCATCAACTACCGTAAGTGGTGATGGAATCTATGCGGAGTACACATATAATGGTGATAAACAGGAGTTGTATGAAGATGTGTATGGGAAATTAACTAATACATGTCACGTAGAAGAATAAATGGATAATTCTAGCACGCAGAAATGCGTGTTATTTTTATGGCAACGCATGCCTTAAATGAGGGAAACAACGATAACAATTACTCTATGAAGGATATACAGATATGGAAAACGAAAAGACTTTTACTCAGGAAGAATTAGATTCAATTATTGAAGGACGTCTCGCAAGAGAGCGACAGAAATATGCAGATTATGAAGACTTAAGAGCAAAAGCAAGCAAGTACGATGAGTACCAGGAGCAGAGCAAGACGGAGCTTCAGAAGGAAAAAGAGAAGTCCGATGCGCTTCAGGCAAAACTCACAGCACTTGAAAAAGAAGGCACTGTTAGACAGGTAAGAGAAAAAGTAGCGAAAGATACAAGTGTTCCGGCAGAGCTTCTTACTGGCGAAGATGAAGAATCTTGCAAGAAACAGGCAGAAGCAATTTTGAAATTTGCAAAGCCAAAGAATTACCCGGGAACAAGAAGTAACACAAAAAAGATTACGGAACACCATGAAGCAGACGATGCGATGCGAGAATTTGCGCATCAGATATTTGGAAAAGGAGAATAAAGTATGGCAGCATTACTTAGTACAGATTTTACAATCCCTGCTGAGATTTCACAGGGGATTTTTGAAAAAGCACAGAAAGGTTCTACTCTGTCACAGTTATCCGGAGCAAGACCGCAGAAGTTTGGAAAGCAGCAGGTGTGGGTATTAACTGCACCACCGAAAGCGGAACTGGTAGGCGAAGGCGGAAAGAAGTCACCAACTCCGACAACATATGCAGCTAAGACAGTTAATCCGTTTAAACTGCAGGTTACCATGAGATTTTCACAGGAAGTGCAGTGGGCGGATGAAGATGTACAGATCGGAGTCCTTCAGGATCTTGCATCTAATGCAGGTATCGCTCTTGGAAGAGCACTTGACCTTGTAGGTATCCACAAAATCAATCCACTTACCGGAACAGTATCAGATATGGTAAAAGAAGGATTAATCGATACAACACAGTCTGTCCAGCTGAAAGAAGCAAAATACGATGATGCAATTGAAGCGGCAGCAGGAGTAATCATCTCATCCGGATACACTCCAAGCGGAATTGCAATGGATCCTACTCTTTCATTTGGCCTTTCCACAATGAGAGATGCAAACGGAAGGAAGATTTATCCGGAAATCGGATTCGGGCAGAACCTCACTAACTTCTCTGGAATGCAGGCAGCAGTATCTGATACAGTTTCAGCAAAAAATGAAATCACACCAGATACGAAGTTACTTGGAATCGTAGGACAGTTTGATGCGTTTAGATGGGGAGTACAGAGATCCATTGGCGCTCACTTGATCGAATACGGTGATCCGGATGGACTTGGAGATCTGCAGAGACAGAATCAGATCGCAATTCGTGCAGAAATTGTATATGGAATTGGAATCATGGATCAGGCAGCATTTACAAAGATCGTGAAGGCGGAAGGGTAATATGAAATATTTATACAAACAAACTGGAATAGTAGTGGAGTCTGACGATGTGTTAGACTCCACAATGTTTAAGCTGATTATTGAAGAAAAAACCGAGGATTTGATCGAGGATAGCGAAACAGAAACAGGAGTTGCAGAAGCCGAAAATACAGAAGAACCTGTGGAAGAACTCGAAGAACCGACAGAAGACTCAGTGATTCCAGATATAGAAGAACCAGTCGAAGCAAAGAAAGAGGCATCAGCTAAGAACACCAGAAAGAGAACGCAAACAGCGAAAAAGTAGGTGATACAATGATATACGCATCAATCGAGGATATTTGGAGACGAAAAGGAACAGATATTTCGGATACAGATTATGTAACGGCACTCTTAGAGGATGCAGCGATCATCATTGATGCATATAACCGCAATGCTACAGACGAGGCAAAGAAATTAGTGTCATGTAATATGGTTATCCGGACACTCGGAAGCAGAGAGGAAGGTGTACCTATTGGAACGACACAGACAACTACGACAGCAATGGTATATTCGCAGACCTGGACAAATGCAAATGGAAGTGGCGAATTGTATCTGACTAAATTGGATAAGAAAATCCTTGGTGTCGGGAATCGAATTGGCTATTTTAATCCATATTCGGATTTGATGCAGGAGGAAGAGGCTAATGATTAAAGGAATACCGGTGAAGCTCTACGAACGGACCACAAGTGGGACGGATACATTCGGACATCCGATATATACAGAGACACCTGTGACCGTGGAAGACGTGTTGGTTGCTCCGGCATCGACAACAGAAGTGCTGGATATGCTTAATATTACTGGAAAAAAAGCAGTCTACAATATCGCAATTCCAAAAGGAGATACGCACGACTGGCAAGACTGCAGGGTGGATTTTTTTGGCACATCATGGCAGGTAATTGGATTCCCACAGCAAGGAATTGAAGAAAATATTCCAGGAAGATGGAATCAGAGATGGATGGTGGAGCGTTATGGCTAAAACGAAAGTTGAGTTAAATCGATCCGGTGTAAGAGAGTTGATGAAATCTGCAGAGATGCAGGCAATTTTGCTGGAACAGGCAAATCAAATATCATCAGATGCAGAGAAAGAGTCGTATGTGGCGCAAACGAGAGCGATTGTAAAAATAAATGGAGACGACGGCAACAATAGCTTGCTGAAAGCAATGGGTAGAAAAAATGATCGAGGAAAAAGTTAGAGAATATCTGGAAGACAAGCTTGATATTCCGGTAAGGATGGAAGAAGAACCGGGACTTCCGGAGGAATATGTACTGATTGAAAAGACTGGATCTGGCAAAGAAAATCATATTGCATCAGCAACTCTTGCTATCCAGTCTTATTCAGGATCCCTTTATGGGGCGGCATCACTCAATGAAAGAGTGAAAGAAGCAATGGAAAAAATTGTTGAAATGGATGATATCAGTAAGTGCCAGCTTAACAGCGACTACAACTATACGGATACAACAAGGAAGAAATATCGGTATCAGGCTGTATATGATATGGTTCATTTCTGATGAAGGAGGATAAAAATGTCAGATGCTAAAAATGTAAGTACAGGTAAGCCGAAAGTAGGCGGCGCGATTTTTAGAGCACCGCTCGGAACAACATTGCCAACAGATGCAACCACAGCATTAAATGAAGCATTTAAGTCACTTGGATATTGCTCGGAGGATGGACTCACTAATTCTAATAGTCCGGAAACTGACAACAAAAATGCTTGGGGCGGCGACACTGTATTGAATATGCAGACCAGTAAGAAAGATAATTTTAAGTTTACGATGATTGAAGCATTGAATGTAGAAGTTCTGAAGAGCGTTTACGGAGATGATAATGTTACCGGAACACTTGCGGAAGGGATTACGGTAAAAGTAAATGCAGATGAAGCGGAACAGAATGCTTGGGTTGTGGATATGATTCTGAAAGACGCGGTGAAGCGTATTACTATTCCATGTGCAAGCATTACGGAAGTCGGAGACATCGTATACAAGGATGATGATGCGATTGGATATGAGACAACGTTATCAGCAGTACCGGACGCAGAAGGACAGACACATTACGAATATATTAAGGGGACGAAGAAATAATGAAGGGAAAAACAAGCAGCGGTTTTGAGTATGAGTTAAATGAGGAAGCATTAGATGATTATGAGCTCCTTGAAGATCTGTGCGAAATGGATGCAGGAAATATGGCGAAAATGAGCAGTGTGATGAATCGCCTGATTGGTGCAGAACAGAAGGAGCACTTAAAAGAACATTTGCGGACAGAAAATGGAAGGGTTCCAATGTCGAAAATGATGATCGAAATAGAGGAAATTTTCAAAAATGCAAAAGCAGGAAAAAACTCTTAATCCTCGCCTACATGCTTAATCTCGACAAGGATGCACTTTTGTGCGATCTTGCAGAAACATATCACATTTATGATTATAAGTCGTTGCCGTGTAGAACGGTAGCGGCTTTTTCTTGTGGGTTGAGGGAAAATTCAAGAATCAAAATGAAAATGGCAGGGATAGATCCTATACCGGAACAAATTCTTATGGCAGCTATTGCGGATGGAACACGTACGACCGCCTGGTTACAATCCGAGGATGGAGCGACTGGGATAAACCGTCCGAAGTCATTGCTTGGAATGATCATAGGTGATGGAACGGAAAAATCCAAAGAAATTCAGACGTTTGATTCCGGAGAAGATTTCGACAGAGAATGGGCAAGATTGACGGGAAAGGAGGGATAAGATGGCTACAGAACTTGCAAAGGCATATGTGCAGATCATACCGTCCGCTGAAGGAATACAAGGAAGAATTCGAAAAGAAATAGAGCCGGAAGCAGACTCAGCTGGAAGTTCTTTCGGCGGGAAAATGGTTGGCATGATCAAAAAGGTTATTGCCGCAGCAGCAATCGGGAAAGCTCTGTCAGCGAGCATCAGTGAAGGCGCAGCACTCGAACAGAGTCTTGGTGGAATCGAAACATTATTTAAAGATTCTGCCGATAAAGTGAAAGCAAATGCGGCAAAAGCCTACCAGACAGCAGGAATGAGTGCAAATGACTACATGGAACTAACTACAAGCTTTTCAGCGAGCCTTCTTAGTTCCCTTGCTGGCGACACCTCCAAAGCTGCAGATGTGGCAGATATGGCAATGGTAGATATGTCTGATAATGCGAATAAGATGGGAACCAATATGGAAGACATCAAAAATGCATATCAGGGATTTGCCAAACAGAACTATACAATGCTGGACAACCTGAAGCTTGGATATGGTGGTACGAAGTCGGAGATGGAGCGTCTCTTGGCAGATGCACAGAAAATCAGTGGCGTGGAATACAATATTGATAATCTATCAGATGTCTACAGTGCAATTCACGTGATCCAGGGGCAGTTGGACATTACCGGAACGACAGCAAAAGAAGCGGCAACGACTATATCTGGATCGTTCAACCAGATGAAAGCAGCGGCTAAAAATGTAATGGGAGAAATTGCTCTGGGAATGGATGTAGGACCGGCACTTAATGAACTGGCGAATACGATCATAACCTTTGCGGTTGGAAATCTGCTTCCGGCAGTATGGAATGTTATATCTGCACTTCCATCAGCAATCGTTACATTTGTAACGGCACTCGGCCCACAACTGTTTGCCGCAGTGTCTGGACTGATTCCGCAAATTGCAAGCGGAATCACAACAGGAATACCGATTCTTTATCAGAGCGCAATGCAGCTTATGGATCAGTTTAATATCGGAATCCAGGAGCAACTCCCGATCTTGTTGCAGAAGGGTGCGGATTTCATAACAAACATTGTGAATGGAATCTTGCAAAATTTACCGCAAGTAATAACGATGGCGGGCAATGTTATTACATATTTTGCCAACACAATTATCTCGATGCTTCCAACAATATTGAGTGCTGGTGCAAGATTACTTTTAAGATTGGTAAATGGAATTATAAATAATCTGCCACAAATTGCTCAGGCTGCAGCAACTGCAATTGTGCGTTTTATAGCGTCAATTGGACAGAATCTTCCACAGATTCTGCAGAGTGGTATTACGATTATCGCTAAGCTGGCAGCAGGATTGATACGTGCTATTCCGAATTTGGCTGGACAGATACCGGCAATTATCAGCGCAATTGTGAATGCTTTTACGAGCCAGAACTGGGGAAGTATTGGAATCAATATCATAAGCGGTATCGCATCCGGACTTCGTTCGGCGGCACATATGTTATGGGATGCTGTAAAAGGTGTTCTTGGTGGATTTAAAGAAAATGTTCTGGAATTCTTCGGAATTAACTCACCATCACGTTGGGGAGCTTATGTTGGAGAGATGATCGATACCGGAATTGCGAATGGATTGATTGGCAAGACAACATTAGTGTCCAATGCGGCAGAAGAGCTTCAGAAGTCTGTAAAAAAACCAATTGGAACAAGTATGGACCTTGCAATTTCCGGCAAAAGCAGCACTGAAAGTCAGAACAGCACGATTGCAGAGAAGCTGGAAGCATTACTGGAATATTTAAAAACAACATCCAGACGTGGAGACGGCAGTATAGTTATAAATTTAAATGACAGAGAAGTAGCAAGAGCTTTGAGAGAAATGGGGGTTGTGTTTGAATGATCGAGATTAAATATGTATGCTCGAACGGAGAAGAATACAATCTGATCGGAGACAAAATGAAACCGACCTCCGGATATTTCCATTCTTACGAGTGGAATCCAAATACGACAGAACGAAAAATGGGCGTAACGGTAAATTCTTTTACAAAAGATCCGGCAGTTTACGAAATTACTCTGACTGTACGTGGAAGAGTAGAGGAAAGAAAAGAAATTCTAGATAAGATCACGGATGCTTTTGAAAGAGATGTAGCGAACTTGTCTCCAGGAAGAATCTACTATGGAGAATACTATATTGATTGCTATATCTATAAATCAAGCAACGAAGTATCTGATAAAAATAATAGCAGAACAGATTGTAAGGTAGAAATCTATTGTCCATATCCGTTCTGGTGTGCGGAAGAAAAAAGAAGTTTCTTTCCGATTTCGACAGAACCTAAAATATCCTCCGATTATTTAGATTATCCGTATGATTATAGCTATGACTATACACGCGAAAAGAACGGAGTGCAAGACTGGATGATTGATCATTTCCAAAGTAGCAATTTCGAATTGATCATATACGGTCCGTGCACGGATCCTAAAATCACAATCAATAATTATCCGTATCAGATATTCGATACCCTGAGTGCTGGTGAGTACATTACGGTAAACAGTCGCACAAAAACAGTAACTAAGAACCTTGGAAACGGAACAATGCAGAATATCTTTGAAAAAAGAGCAAAAGATAAAAGCATTTTCGAGCCAATTCCATCCGGATCGCTGGCAGTCAACTGGAATGGAGAATTCGGATTTGATTTTACTGTATTTAAGGAGAGGAGTGTGCCGAAATGGAGCTAATCTACACGGATCCAAAAGGAAAAGAACTCGGATGTGTCATGGATGCTGATATTGACTTTGAAGTTGGATCAGACGAGAAAAATTCAGTAAATGATTTCGAAATCAAATTCTCACGTTCTGGATGGAACGGCCAGATTGAATTTGAAAGCATGGTGTATGTTCCGGACACAGAATATGGCGGAATCGTGCGTGAAATTTCGACCAGCACAAAAGCAGATAGTATTACCGCAAAAGGATTTACATGGCGAGGATTGATGGCGAAGAAAATTATCAAGCCGGAATCCGGACAAGATTACGCTATGGTATCCGGAGAATTAAATGCAATCATCAGGCAGAAGGTTCAGGAAGCTTTTCCTGGGCTTTTTACTGGTGCGGACGAAGATACCGGCGTAAAGGTTACAAACTATCAATTCGCCAGATACTGTACGCTACATGACGGACTGCGGAAAATGCTGCAGTCTGTCGGATACCGGATGGAGATTAAATTTATCCAGGCGGAAAAAGAAAACGCCGGTCATGTGCAGGTGAGGGCAGTCCCGATCACAGACTACTCTTCCGAATACGAATACTCTAGCGACAGCGATATTGATTTTAAAGTCAACATTTGTAGAAACGGAGTTAACCATCTGGTATGTCTCGGGAAGGGCGAATTAAAAGATCGCATGGTAATCCACTTGTATGTTGACTCTGCAGGAAATATTGGACAGACGCAATACTACAAAGGGATAGATGAAGTAGAAGCGGTGTATGACAGCTCCGGAGCAGAGCAAGACGACCTGTTAAAAGGCGGAAAAGATAAATTGTACGAACTGATGAATAAGACCGAGTACGATATGACGATGGAAAAAATTGAAGGAAATGTCGATATTGGCGATATCGTAGGCGGAAGAGACTATCTTACAGGTGTGATTATGAAAAAACCAATCGGAAGGAAGATTTGGAAGCTTTCCGGAGGGAAAGAAAAAATAGAGTATAAATTGGAAGGAGAGTCATAAATGGACATCATTACAGGCTACACAGGTGCAGCACATGTCACGGCAGAGCAGGACAGAGATATCAATATCGGTATTTTTGGAAAAGGCTCTTGTGTCTTACGGACCGGACAGCAGCTTAATGCAGTGGTCATCTCAAACAATGAGATTCGGATCACGGACGGGGTACTCATCCATCAGGGCTGTGCTGCATCAATCAAAAAAAATACCACAAACTCCGTCACGATCGCGAACGGCTCGCAAGGAATGAAACGTATTGACCTTATCGTGGCGAGATACACCAAGAATACCAGCTCAAAGGTTGAGGCGGTAGAGATTAAGGTAATCCAGGGCACGCCAAGTAAAAACAATCCGGTGGCACCGTCTTATACGTCTGGAGATATTCAGGATGGTGACCTAACGGCAGATATGCCACTGTATCAGGTTGAGATCAACGGACTTACCATTACGGATGTTAAGAGATTGTTTACGGTCCGGAGATCCGCAGCGGAATTCGACACCGAAGTAGACGGCGTAAAAAGCACCTTGTCCAACAGAGAGACGATATTTATCAATACCACTGCGCAGGGTGCAGATTCCGACGCTTATAAGACTGCAACGCTTGACCTGAGCCAACTGAAAGCTGGAATTACATATGCATTTGCGCTAAATGTAGTGTCAGCCGTCAACGGAGAACAATACAGCCAGGAAGTATCTTGCAAGCTAAATGAAGTCGACATGGGATGCAATGGCAACTATTATAAATTATCCTCGACTTTTTTTGGCAAATGCCAGAACAGCGATAAATTGTATGTATCTGCCTTTAAAAATGGCGGATCGTGGACTGGTGTGACAATTAGAGGAATCTTTATTCCGGTAGATTAGGAGGTGGACTATGGCAGAGATTAAATATCTGGAAATCAACGCGGATGATCGCAGTATTATCATTCCGGGAGGAGAAAACCTTTTGGGCGTTGAAAATGACAATAAGGGTGTAAGAAAGTATTTTATATGCCCGAAAATCGTTGGGGACAACATTGATCTGACGAAATCGGACGTCTATATCAATGTGCAGAATGCATCTGGCGAAAAGTCCGGAAAAGACAGATACCCTGTCCAGAATATGACGGCTTCCGGAGACAATGTAACTTTTGAGTGGGTGCTGGGAAGAAAAGTCACCTCACACAAAGGCAGTGTTCGATTTGCGGTCTGCGTAAGGGAAAAAGGCACGGAAAGAGAGTGGCATACCACTTTTGCTACCGGAAATGCCTTAGAGGGTGAGGAACTCTTCGAGTCGGCAGAACTGGAAGCAAGAGGACAGGATTTTATCGGGATATTGACGTCTGATGCGAATGCGGATGCGAACAGCATTGAATCTGGGAAAAGCGCCTATGTGAATGGAAAGAAAATTGAGGGAACACTGACTGGCGAGAATGATATTAAGGCTACAGCAAAAAAAACGGAACTATCATCAACTCCAATCACTATTCCGGGCTATGGTCAGAGCACGGTTCCGGTGCTTAAACATACAATTGAAGTCTCTCTTGCAGATACAAACAAACCAGTTTTGTTAAAAGGGGGCGTTAAAAAACGGTAGTGTACGACGAAGCAGGCAGTATTTATGGAGATGCAAAAGCGTCAGATGTAAGAGTCGGAAAAACATTTACGTCAAGCGATGGCGTGAATATTACCGGAACGCTGGTAACTAGCGAGGTCAAGTACGGAACAATAACCGGAAAAGGAATGAATAGCCAAGCGATTGAAACTGGACTTAGCAATGTGTCGAGATTCATAATGGCGAGAAAATTTCCGAGCAGTAATGCTAAACACGGAATCTTATCGTTGGTGTATAAGGACGGAAAATTAAGCGGAATAGCTGGATTTATCGGAGTTGGCTACAACTCGGTGGATAACCACAGTATCGGTACAGTTGCAATAAATAAAGGAACCATAACTTACACGCCAAAAGCTGATGAAGATATGTCCGCGCTCACAGAGGGCGATACCTACGACTGGATTGCAATAAACGAATAGGAGGAATCAACATGAAAAGAAAAAGAAGAAAATTAGCGGCAATAATCTGCGCACTCACACTGGCACTTTCCAGTGCTGTACCGGTGTCAGCATGTACGCCACCGTTGAAAACACCGTCTGTTGAAATTCCAGACATAAATTTCCAGCCTGATGGTGCTTTAAAAGATGCAATCGATAACGCTGCGAAAAATTGGATTGAAAAGTGTATTCTTAATCAACCAACCGTAAATTATACCACCTATTTTAAGAGTGCATCAAGATACTTCAACTATGCAGTTTTTTCAGCAAATTGGGACGAAGTAGAAAATGCTACGTCTTATAAAGTTAGAGTTACAAAAACAGATGGATCTTACAAAGAATTTGATACAACATATACATCATTTTATGCAACGAATTATACAGATAAATTTTTTACTGATGGTATGGATGATGCAACTGTAATGGTAAGAGCATACGGTGAAAATGAAACATTCAGTTGTTGGTCAAATGGTACTAATATTGCGAGATTTGGATATTAGGAGGGGATAGCATGATAAGAGGCACCACACCTACGTTAGAGTTTACACTGCCCTTCGACACATCACTGATCGCGAAGATGTATATCACGATGACACAGAATGGAAAAACGGCTCTGGAAAAAACCTTGTCAGATTGCAACTGCTCCGGTACGTCCGTATCACTAACTCTGACGCAAGAGGACACGCTGATATTACAGCAGCAGCCACGATCACAGGCTGAGATACAGATAAGAGTGCGAACTACAGCCGGAGAGGCTCTTGCATCCGACATCATGAGCGTATACGTTGGTAGAATCCTGAAAGAGGGAGTGATTTAATGAGACTTGATGTAACCTTTCGCGAGCTTGACAAAAAACTGGACGTGGATTTTCGCACTGGCAATGAGCAGATTAAGGTTGACTTTGAGCACTTCCAGATTGTATCCGACCAC